GTGTGCAGTATATACCCCCTAGAAAAAAACACCCCCGGGTACCCCCTAGGAGCCTATAAAATAGGGCTTTTTAGATATATGCTAGATTTAGCGATTATCGATATTATCTTGTTTATGACGTAATCTATGGCACTTTTGGCACAATATACGTAAATTACTTATATCGTTAGATCCGCCACGATGTACCGGTACTATATGGTCTATCTCTAATTTATTAGATACCCCACCCCTACTTTTACATCTAAAACAATAACCGTAAGTATCTATTAAGTATTTTCTATTCTTTCTATATTCCGGATCGTTGTAGTGAGCCTTTACCTTACGATCTTGTTTTCTTATTGGCTTATGTACTGCGCAGTAACTAGGGCTATCTTTAGTTGGTATGAATAAAGCTCTACACTTTAAGCACGGCCTACTCGGTCTATTCATTTTCTTTTTTCTTTTTCTCTAACCATTTCTTTAGATTATCTCTTGTACAATTCTTACACCACGAGGTTTTACCACCAATCCCGGCGGGTCTATTGCTAAAGTTATTAGCCTCTTGCCTCTTACCGCACTTGGTACAATTCTTACTCTCTAAGATCCCGTGCTTACTAAACACCGGCATACTTTGCGACGCTTTATCACGATCTAATAACTTATCTACTCTCTTCTTATCTTTTGTACTTATGTAGCAACTTATACAAATATGATTAAAGCCACCCCAATTAGTATTATCTTTACTAAAGCCTTTAACGTATCTATGGCAACGTAAGCAACGTTTCTTTATTAACTTTCCTTTATTATCGAAAGTAGCGTCTAATACGTCTAAGGTTTTATACATATCTTCCATATACTTTTTTAGGTTATCTTTATTTCTTATACGGCGCCTTACTCTTTCCGGGAGTGCATATAATCCATACTCTAGATCGCTATTAAGTGCATAGGTTAGGCAATCTAAATTAACCGGGCAACTTCTGCATATATTAAAAGTATTCCATACCTCTTTATCGGTATAATTATGTCTATTAGGGTTAATAAACAAGTTTGTATCTAATCCTAAGCAGTTAGCCCCGTCTTGCCATTGCATAGGTTTAGTTTAGTTGAATTTATCTAGTTCCTTTAACTTTAAAAAATCTTTTTTGGCGTCTTTACTTAAATTAAAATTTAATTTATCTAATAAAAGATTATTAATTAGCGAAATCTCTTCATAAACACTTTTAAATATGGTAACTAGCGCCTCTTCTGTAACTATTGCACTTTCATAATTGTAATTAAAGCTATTGTACTTAGATACTTCTACGGTGTAAGTTTCATCTACTAATCTATATCTAATTACGAATTTACTAAAAGTATTGTTAGGAAGTAATACACTAAAGTTTATACCGCCATTATGGCCGTATGTATTTGTTAAACCCTCTACCGGCTCCACGTCGCATATATAGCTCTCTAAGCCGTTGATCTCTTCTATTAGGTTTCGTATCTTATTAAATCCAATACCGTTCATAGTTAGATTATAGCTTACATCTAATTAGATATTGTTTAAGTTGTTTAAACGAAAATGTAAAGCTAATTGAGGCTCTAAATATCCTACTACTTTAGGTATAGGCTCTCTATCTTGAAACTCCGTAGATCTTACTAAATCTTTAACGTGCCAAAAATATTTATAACCTATGCTATCTAAATAATTAATATCCCATATTGATAATTTATCTTGGTAATTAGTAACGTAAAAGAAATTACGATCACTTTTAGCGCTTTCTTCTTTATTTCTAAGATATTTATAGCGCTCGATTATCTGCTTATCGTATTTCTTAGATCTAATCTTTATTTCTACAATATCTTCTAAATTTTCTGCGTCATAATGTTCGTATGGATCTTCACTTTTAAAAAAGTTACCATTCCTAAAAGGTATGTTATTTAATATGTTAATTATGTCTTTTTCTCTATACATCAATTAATTTTAATCCGTAGTTATTAATTTTATCTTCTATTTCTAATCCGTCTTTTAGTTTTAATAAATTTTTAGCGAAAGGCTTGTAATTAACTTGGTGGTGGTATCTATTAAATTTCTTAGTTAATTTAACTACGTCCGGGTGTTGATCTATTAAACTTTGTACAAACTCTTTCCTATCGTCTGTTTGGTCGTAAATATCTCTATTACCGCCTTTTTGAGTTTGTGTAGCTCTTTTACCAATTAAAAACGTTCTAAATAATACGGTACATAATCCACTTTTTAAAACTCTTAGGCTTAAATCTGTATCTTCGTTATATTTACCTCTCCACCTAAAAGGTAAATTAGTATCTATTAATAAACACGAATAAACACGAGTATTAAAGTGTAAAGGTGGCCTAGCCTCACTAGCCGGGTTAAATATTGCGTAGTGCATACCCGCCAACCCTATATTTTCGTATCTATCTACGAAATCTTCTACAACTCTAAAAGGTGTTGGAGTTTTACATTTTATTTTTAAGTTGTTATAAAATCTTTCAATACTTTCTATATTATCGTCTAAGATCCAATACCGTTTATTACCGTTTTCTATTGCTAAATCCCAAACATAATTCCTAACCGGAATAGATCCGCTCCCTAGTTCGCTAAAATTTTCCGGAGCTTTAATAATATTTTTTGGATCTATTACTTCTGCGTAGTTATCGTATTCTTTAGGCTCTACAACAATTTTATAAGGCGCTCCTGTAAACTCCATAGTTTTAACTGTTTGCCTACGCTCCCAACGTCCCTTAGAAATAATATATATTGGGTAATTAGGTAACATCTTGATCTACAAATAAATATTTACTAGCTTTTTCTTTTAACGGGTACCACGCTTGTTTTTCTGTTTTTCTCTGCATACCGTCAAATACTTTATTAGTTTTATAAACGTGCTTTTTGAGTAGATCGTTAAACTCTTCGAAGTCTTCTTGTGATCTAAATTTAAATTTAGCAATAATCAACGGCTCTTCTTGTTTTACGTTATTGTATTCCGGTAAATCTTTATAATGATCTTGCCAATTATTTTTATCCGGCATTTTCACGCCTTAATATATTATTAAACATATCTTTATCTCCCCAACACCACTTAGAGCTATCCCAATCTCTCCAAGTAACTTTAGAGTAAGTATCTTGCGCTAATATAGATCCAAACAATAAATTATAGTACGGGCTATATTGAGCCTTTATCTGCTCAAAACCATAACTACTTTTAGATACTTCTTGTTTTGTATAGGGTCTTCCGTGCCGTAATATTACATATTCGTCGAATTTAGGTAAATTATTTTTTTCTGCAATCCAATTCCACGTACTAGGTATAAATTGTTTAAGGCCGCTATCATCGTCTTGGGGTCTATAAGCGTCTTTTTTAAATCTACTTTCGCAATAAGTAATCTTTATAGCGGTTTCGATATTTTCTTGATCGTAAAACTCGTAGTATAGATCCGCATATTTGTAAGCCTCGGTAGGTACGTATTGAGTGCAGATATTTAATATTTGTACTTGATCCGCTCCGGGAGTTAACCCGGTAGTAAATCCACCGACCATAGCTAAGTAGGTAATAATACAATTAGTTATCATACTTATAGCTCTTTACTTGGCCGTACTCTATTTTTTGTAGTATGGTTTTACCGTCTTGTTGTTTAAAGTCTTCTCTACGTTGTTTACCCGCATTAATTAAAAACTCGGCGCACTCTTTAACATAATCTACGCTAATTTTTTCGCTTTCGAGCCATAACTCTACGTCTATATTTACAACTGCTCTTTTATACTTATGAAGTGGAGTTACTTTATTAACCACGGTGCGCTAGATCTTCTAATAAACCAATACTAAATAATCTTGCATTAAAATTACTTGGTATATTCTTAATCTTGTTTTCTGCTATTTCTTCTGCTTTTTCCTCGTTAGGTGCGGTTATTGTTAACTCGCTTGTAACGATAACTTTATAAACTTTCAATTACTCCTCCTCGCCTAAACTATCCCAACACTTACCGCATACTTTAGGATCATCTTTTAAATCTTCGTTAGTCATTTTATTATTACATACCATACAAAACGTAGAATTAAAGCGATCCGTTAACCACTTAAATAAATTAACTACATCTCCATTACCACTATTAACAAATAACTCGTCGTCTATGTAAATATCGTAAAAATCATTAAAGTTTAAAATAATTTTATAATTTATGCGTGTTTTACCGTTGCTTACATAAAACTTTAAACCGCCCCAATCTTTCTCCGGTAAAATAACTTGCTTATCTTTAACTAAATTACTAAACCCCGGTATTTCATCTATAAGTTGAGTTAAGGCTATTGCTCCCTTATTAATCTCGGCTCTATTGCTCATTGACCCACCTTTCTAAGTTTTGTAACTCTCCTACTTTTTTATAATCACTTGATTTTTTAACTTTTGGTCTTTCTAAAACGTCTAAGTGGTTAGGTAAACTTGTATGGCGTAAAGCACTCTCGCCGTAACTTATAAGAATATTTCTAGCTAATTGTTCTATTTCATTTACTTGTACTTCTGCCTCAAATAGTTGTTTAGCCGTAATTTCTATTTGTTTCCACATATTGCTACTAATCTTATTTAATTGTAAAACTCTAACTATCTCATCTTTATAAGAAGTTTGTATATCTCTCGTATATAGTTTATTGAGTTTAGTTGTATTGGGTATAGTTAGGGTTAAGTTTTCTTTACTACCCCTAGTCTTATTTTCTTTACTACCCGTAGTAGTGTTTTCTTTACTAGGGGTGGTTAAATTTTCTTTACTACCCCCATAAACCATTAAGGTATAGTGATTTCTAGCCCAATCTCCTCTATCGTTTTTTCTTTTATCGACTTTAATAGCTCCTTTTTTCTCTAAGGCCTTAATAGCAGTAATAACACTTGTTTTAGACTTTCCTAGATCCTTAGCAATAGTATTTAAACTAGGCCAACACTCTTTCGTTTTATTATCTGCATACTTACCAAGTGCTACATAGGTGGCTAATTCTGTTGGTTTTAACATTTCTGCAATCCAATTAGGCACAATCACAAAAGGCGGTATATCGTATTTTATTTCTACTTCATCACTCATTACTCAAACTCCCGGTATTTCTTATTGCGTCTTTTATATTTTTAAAATTGTTTTGCTCTAAATATTCTTTTAAACCGTTTTCTACTTTTGGTTTAGGTAGAGCGTTTTGGTTATCTAATATTTCTTGGTTATATAAATCTTTTGTTAATTTATACAACTTAGGCAACTCTAAATATTGATCTCCGTTCTCGTATAAGAGGCTAAGGGCTTTAGCTAAGCTGCGATTACTAAAACCCTTATAATCCTCGTATAGGCTATCTAGCATTTCGTTAGATGTATTTAAAGTAGGCCAACGGAGGCTAGCCCACCCAAAACATTTAGCGAAATCTAGGCGATCCATTAAAACGGTGCTATATCTTCCGTATCGTCGGTCATAGGGTTATCTATGATTTCGCCTACTATAGCCTCTTCTTCTACCGTGTTAGCGTTATTTTTAAACTCTTGCTCGGCGTTAAAAAATTCGTTATCCTCCCAACTCGCCCACGGCATTAATTGATTATATTTCTTAGAAAAAGTACCACCGGTACAATCGCTATTCTTACATTTCCAAACCGGTTGGTTATTTTTTGCGGTTTGTCGATTATCCCATACTTCACTATTACAACTAGGGCAAGTTGGTACAAACCCTCCGCTAGTTGTCCCTGTTGGGGAGCTTAATACTTTATTTAGATCTAATCCCTCTAATAACCAATTATTAAAGTAAGTTGCGTTAGCTACTACTTCGTCTTTTGTGCCTCCAACACTTGCAGCAGCTTTTAAACTAACTTGTTTAAGGATCAATTTTTCTCTACTATCCATTTTTACCTCTTTCTCTTTTTCCATTTAGTTTGTTTTACTTCTACCCTTTTATAATTACTATTTAGCTTTACTAAAAAGTAATACATAAGTTTATTAATAATACTTTTAAGGTACGATAAAAAGTTATAACAACCTATCCATATACTTTTTTTAATTGCCGTAAAAATCTTTATCATCTCCTTTTACAAAATCCGGTATATCTAGCTCTTCTTTTTCTTCTTCATCGCTTAAATAAATTAATCCAAATATACATAAACCTAAGCTAATTAATAAAGACCATTTACCTAACATAGACATAGTTGATAATGGATCCATATTTATACCCCCTTTCTTCCAAGTATTTTAACACCACTATATTTAATAATCTCGTTATAAGAAGAATATTTATTAATATCCCCGGATATAACTAATTGATCTACAACATTAATTAAAGTTTTAAAATGTTTTACTTTCATAATGAGGCTCCCCACTTATCTAATATTTTTACTTTGTTGTAATTAGAATTTAAAACGGCGAAACGATATAAAGATATTATTTCTATATCATAATAATTATTTTTATCGTTATTATTACTTTTTATATATACAACATCTTTATTAAAATCTCGTAATATTCCGTAATGCTCCTTATTGTAATTTTTAAAAATTACCGGATCTCCTTTTTTAATTATTTGACTAGAAAAATAAGTAAACTCGTTACTATCTTCGTCATAACTTTGCGTAAAGATTTCTATAAAATCTAAATTAGGATCCGTTACTAAATAATCTGTAAAAGTTTGATCTCCATACTCTTTAAAATAATTAAGTATGATCCTATACGCTATTGTTGGTGTAGTGCCAATAGCAACTCCACCTCCGTAACTATTGTAAGTATATTTTCTTATAATAGTTTTTTCTTTATCTAGCTCTATATAAAAGCTCAATTTAATACCCCCTCTCTTACAATCTCTAAATTTCTACCGTGTTGACGATATTTAGATCTACAATTTAAGCAACTAACTTGTTGGATCTCATTTAGATAATCTACGGTGTTAACGATTTTGCTACTTTTACAAAATCTACAATTAACTACCCTTTTATGTTTTAGTTGATAAGTGTAATTCACTTTTTACCTCCCAAGTATCTTTCTTATAAAACCATTATAGGGTATAAATTTAAAAAAGCGTGTATTTATTTAAAAAAAAGAAAATAGCCGGGCGTTTTGCGGATCCCGGCTATTTTAGGGTCGTGATTATACTTGGGGGTATTTTCACGTCTGTATTGCGTTGCAATTCTTTAAGCCACTTTTAATTAATATAGTCTATTTATATTTTTAACTCTATTTTAATTATAAGTTTGTTTTGGCTTATATTGTTCTAAGGCGTGCTGCACTACGGTAATAAAACCGCTTAAAAATGAAACGCCTAAGAGTTGCAATAAGTCGGCGTCAATTATTCCACTAGAGTTAGCCAAGTATAAAGAAATAGCACTTTGTAGGCCTGTTCTAAACGCTTTTGAAAGCATAAAAGACCAATACTTTTTCCAATCTTTTTTATTCGATCCTGTATTTGCCATTAATCTTATTCCTTTCCTCTGTTATTTTAGCATTTCTAAACTCCATTAATTTAGAGTAGGTATTAGATCCTACGATACCGTCCTCAATTAGACCGGCTTTCTTTTGGAAAACTAATACGGAGGCTTGGGTTAGGCTCCCGAAATCTCCGTCGGTAATTAAAGTTTGATCTAAAACACTATTTAAAAGCTCTTGAATATATTTAACTCCGTCGCCTTTATCGCCTTTCCTTAATGGTTTAACCGATAAACCTAACTTAATATATTCTTTTTGATCGAAGTTTTTACGTATGATCCCTTTATTTAATTCTTCCGGGGTTACAAATATCTCGAAGTGCATAGGATCTTTATAACTTCTATAATCTCCTCCCCACCTAAATACTTGTAAACCGTCTTGGGTTTTAATATCTAGTATCTTCTTGATCGTACTATCTTTAAAATTTGTTTTAGTAGATCCGTCCCTCGTTACCGGGTTTAGATCCCAATTTATATCTACTGCTAAACCGTAAGCGTGGCAACTATACCTATTACTATTAGCTATCTTTCTAAAGTTATAGCCTCCGGTTGTTTTTCTATGCGTTATGTACTCATCTTCTACTAAGCACATATTTAATAATGTAAAGGCCGGCAATACTGCTTTATTAATTCTTGCTCTACCTCTACCGTTAAAATTTATAATTATTAGATCCTCGGTATTACCTAAGGCGTTCGCCCAATTCTCTAAATACCAATTACTACTACCTCTTCTCGTACTCATAATATTTCTATATCACTCCATTTTCGTAAATTTTTTCTACTTTGTAAAACTAGGGTTGTTATACCCGGTACGCTTTTTTCTCCTCCGCTTTCTTCAAACCATTGTGAGCCGTCGTCTAGGGTCGTTGTACCTAGTAAAAGCCTCTCGCTTTCTTTACTCCAAAAGTGGTGGTAATGACCTACTAACAATATGTTAGTAGCATAAAATCCACCTTTTGACGGCTTACTAGCCATTTTATTAAACCAATTCTCTACCCTAGCGGCCGGTGTCGTTCCTCGTTTAGCTTGGTGGCCGTGTGCTACGGTTAACACTACATCGGGTAAGACTTCTACACTATACGCCAAACTATTATCCGGGATCGTAAATTTAACGTGTTGTTTTGTTGGATCTGCTTTTAAGACTTGCGCTACTTCGTCGAATAATTCTAAATCCTTATTATCCCCGAAATTTGTATAGGCTTTTGTGCCTAATCTTTTTTCTCCGTGATTTCCGGCGGCGCATAATCCTAGTACCTCGTTAAAGTCGTTACTAAATTTATTAAAAGCGTCTAAGAGCATACGTCTAGCTAGTGTTTTCTGTTGCCGCTCATCTAAGACGGTTTGAAATGGTTGCATAGGATAAAACCCGCTGCACCCCTCGACGAGATCCCCTAATCCTACGATTATTAATTTATCTAGATCTTCATATTTCTTTTTAAGAAATTTTATTTGTTTAGCTATAGCGTCGAGGCTCTCGTAGTAGCGTTCTAACATATTTTCGCTACCCTCTTTACCGACTTGCCAATCGCTCATACATATTACAAAAGCCTTTTTATTTTTAGTTTTAGTTTTGGTTTTAGGCTTTTTCTTCTTAGCGTTGCTAATTAAACGTTTAAGCTCTTTATCGTCATACTTATTATTTTTTCGTGCGTAGATATTAGCTTTAAAATAGTAAAAGTTTTGTATACCGTCTTTGCCCCAACCTTGCCACGTACGAAAGTTAACCGGCTCATCTTCTCTTACGTAAAAGTCTTTACTAGATCCGTCCCCTAGCCAATAATCTATCCACTCGTCCCAATTCGGGTTACCTTTTGGTATTGCTTTAGTTGTAATTGTGCCTTTAGATCCGTTCATTTCAATACCGGGGATCCAATCGCCACTAGGTTTTATTTTTTTACCGTTAGTAGTCGGTACGTCTTTCCTACTTTCTACAAACTCGTCTAAATTCATAACTCGCAACCATTTTCCTTAGCGATACGTGCAATAATCTTGCGTAATCCGTCCTCGCTAACCATATTGTAACCTAATACCTCTTGGCAATATTCGGCTATCGTTAAGTAGTTGTATCGATAAGCTAAAGGATCTTTAGCTTTTTCTATTGCTTGTTTGAGTAATTTTATGATAGTTTCGGTTTCGTTCGGGTATCTAACCTCGAATTTTCTAGGGTGTGCTTTTATTTTACCCTTTACGAAAGTATCTAGATCTATATTTGTCATTTAATAGCCCCGTTTCTGTATAACTTATAAGCTATTATAAACGTCTTTTACGACATTTTAAACGTTTTAAGGTAAATCGTCTTCGTCTAGATCTAACCACTTGTAAGATCTATCGTAGTAATTTCGGTTAGACCAATCTTCTTGGCTTACTCTTTTAATAAAGTTAACAATATCTTTTAAAAAAAATCCTAATAAAAATCCTAAAATATAATCCATTATTTATTATTCTCGCAATTCTCGCTCCCGTGCTTGCAGTTACATACTTGTACGAAAGATCCGTTGTCTTTTTTATATACTTTGCACATAGTTATATCTTATCTTTCTTTATTAACCACCACGCTAGATAGTTAACTCCTATTACTGTAACTATTAATAATAAAACGTCCATAAAAATATTTTATCCGCTTATTTTAAATAAAAGTTCGCTAAATAAACTTTCTTGCATATCTAAATCTTTTTCTAATATGCGAAGTTGGGTCATCATAGAGCTATGAGCTATTTGTAACTCTTCTATTGTATTAAACAACCACCCAATAACCCCTATAAGAGCAGTTATTAAAATTGGTGTAAGCGTTTTAAAATCTATTTTCATTACATTAAAACGTTTACAAGTGTAGCTATAGAAATCCCGGCGATGATCCACCCGTATATTTCTGCTCTCGTTGGCCTCGTGTTAATATCTTTTTGTAATTCGTCTAATTTATTAAAAATCTTTTCAATATCTAGCATAATTTTAGCCGTCATTTCCTTTTGAGTGTAGTTATTGTTGTCGCTCATAATCTAAATACGATTTTAGCAGTATGCGCCACTCCTTTTTTGATAGTGATATAGTGCGACCGTCGTAAATATCGTGGTGTAATTTACATAACATAGCAACATTATTTATATCGTATTTACGGCTAGGACTACCGCCCATACCTATATCTTTTAAGTGCGCCATTTCTAACCATTGATCGTAATTAATACACTCCGGCCACTCGCATTTATTACCGGCTCGCTCTAAAGCTATAGCCCGCATTTTTTGAAGTTCGGTCAATTATGTAGGTTTAGGGTTATTAGCTTTTACTTCGGCTATATGATCTGCCCAAGTAGTAGTACCGTTAACGCCGTCCCAATAAATCATATCTAATTGTTGTTGCCAACTTCCATAGGCTTGTAATCTATCTTCTATCCAACCGTTTTGTTGAATATCATAACGAGCGTCTGCTCTATCTATAATTAATTGCTCGTAATCGTTATCGTCTAAATCCATTACAACACCGTCTATAGACTTTTGTAACGGTTTTTCTAATTCTACTTCCGCTCTTACTTCTTCTTGTATTTCTTCTAAAGTCGCCATTTATTATTTTCTCCTATACTGTTTCATTATAACCATATAAACTAAACGTACCGCTAGCTATGTTGTAGCCACTACAAAATATTTGAAGTCCGTTATATTGTTGTTTTGCTTTACGATAACTTCCACCTTTAGCTACTAAGGGGTTACCACCGGAGTTAGTGGCTATACTTTCTATACCTAATCTACCTTCGCTATCGCTATCGTATGCTTTATATAAATCTATTTTTGAATTAAAACACTCGTTAGTATCGCCCGAGCCGTCGCCTAAGTAAATTACGGTATTACCGCTATATCTATAGTCCGTAGCTAAACCACCGTATAAAAGATCGTTTTCCACGCTAGTATATCTAAATCTATACCATTGTGTATAATAACTGTTTCCTGTTTCGGGGCTACCGCTTACTAGCCAACGAGCTTGCCAACTATTACCAGCGACATTATCGGGTCTAGCATTAAATACAATTATTCTATAAATATCATAAGTAGCGTCTATCCCTGTTAATGATACGCTAGCAACATTAGAAGTTACTGTAGTGCTTGAAACTAAATTTAACTCTGCCATTTTTTACCCTGCCTTATATGCTGATATTTGTACATTAAAATTCATAGTATCTGTATTAGTATAAAACTTTATTCCTGTAGCAGAAGTATTAAGTTTTAATCCAACGTAACCAATATAAGCACGCCAATTATTATCGCTATCCATACCTCTACTATTGTTAGATAAATAACCTAAAGTATATCTATCGTTTTCGTAAGGGTTAGCTAAAGATAAAGTGCCGTGTATGTTATCACTATCTACATTTAAAAAACCTAAATAAGTTAAATAATTTACGCCTGTAGTTCTGCTTGTTTCTAATCCTGTATTTACATATAACTTTCTAAATTGTCCACTTTCATAATCATTACTAGAAATTTCGGTATTCGTATTATCTAATAATCTTGTTACTAAAGTAGCTGCACCACTTCCACTAGGGCGAGTAACACTATATCTAATATCGTACAAGGTATAATCTGCGGTAAAGCAATTAGTTACACTAAGGCTAGATACATTAGTAGCGCTTTCGTTAGCAATTTTTAAGTAATGTTCTGCCATAATTAATTATATCCGTATAAACCTAATTTACCGCTAAAACTATATCCCGACATATAAATATATAAACCATTTACTACATTAGTACTTTTATAATGTGCAGTTAATATATATGGAGTTGACCCCGAGGCGTAGCTTTGTCCTATTGCTGAAGATTGAATACCTGTAGTAAAATTATTATCGCCCCCTTTACTTATTACGGCGTAACCATTTAAAGAGCTATCTACACTTGTTACATTATCTCCCCAACCTCTATGAGTACTAGCTAAGTGTACATAACCGTCTGTATTTCTATATTGGTATAATTCTTTATAACTTTTAGCAGCATTACTACCCCAACTTTGAGCCATACCAAAATTAATATATGGGCTACCTTGATTAGTTCCACCAACTTTTACTCTCATACGCCAATAGTTTAAATCATCTCTAATACCGCTATCAATATCTGTCCAAGTTAATAAGTGATAATCGTAAGTACTCTCATCTATACTGTCAAAGCTTACCGAAGTAACTGAGCTTACCGATTGATATTCTATTAAAGTCATCGCCGGGTTTTCTCCTGCTACTCCACCTAGTAAATTAAATCTAGCAGCTCCTAAAGGCGCCATAACTAACCTCCTTAACTAAAATCTTGTAAAGCGTTTAAAAGTGGTGTACCTGCGTCAATAAATAAAAATGTTACTAGATCAATACCGCTTAATGTCGATGACATTGTAAAACCGGCTCCTCCCGCAGTTTTACCCGTAACATCGCCACCACCATTAACGGTAATAGCATTAATTGCAACTGTATAAGCACTAGAGGCGTCTTGGGTTATTTGTACTGTAAAAGTACTTAATCCGTTAGTAGGTACGTTCGTAAAATCTATATCGGTAACGTTTTCGGTAAGTGTTAAAGTCCCGGTATTTCCGTTAGCTAAATCTATAGCTACTACCCCGCTCGTACTAGATAAACTTTGGTCGGTTTCTGCATAATCTTTTATAACTATTTCTTTAGCGGTTTGGTCGTTAAAATCTACTTCGGCGTCTATATCTAAGGCAATAACTCCGCTAGTTGCAGTTAAGTTAGATCCGGTAATTTCACTTACGAGATCGGCTATACTTTCTTTTTTTGAAGAGTTATCGGTAGCGTCTACTATAGCGATACTATCACTAGCAACGTCTACGGTTGCTCCGGTTAATTCGTTTAAATCTAAATCTAAAGTTACGGCGCCACTTGTACCACCTCCGGATAGTCCGTCGCCGGCGGTTACTCCGGTAATATCGCCCTCGCCTATAAAGTTCGTCCAACCGGAGTTATAAAATTGAAGTGTTGTAGATCCGGTTAAAAATACAAATTGGCCGTCTTCCGGGCTTGTAATTGCGGCGTCCCGTGCGGTACCGTCCAAAAATACGCAAATACTTTGCTCCATTAAATAATTGTTTACATCGCTCGCCGTTAATACTTCTCCGGTAGCGAAAGTTTTAAATCCACTAGGCATAGTTTTAGTTTATCCTTTCTTGTTGTTTTTTAAGGCTATATGTCATTAATAACCTAACTTATCTGTATCTAATATTCCAAATAAAGCGTTATCTAGTCTTAAAAAGGCTTGTTGGTTAGCGCTACTTAATTTATATGATACTTTAAAGGTATCGGGTGTAATACTGTAACTTATAGCGTCTAATACTTCTAAACTAACTATTTGACTAGGGCTACCACTACCCGGAGGTGTTAACTCAATATTTACAATATCTCCTACTTCACTTTCTAGGATCAAGTTTTGATTAGAAGTATTTAGATCTACTACGTTTACTTCTAAATTATCAAAACGTAATAAAGCGTCTTTATATTTACCTAATAAAAATAAAGCAGCGTCGTTAACTTCTTCGTCATTATCATTTAGAAGACCGGATCTAGTTAATGTACGTATTAAGTATTTAATTTGTGATCCTATATCTTCTTGTGTTTGTGTAGATCCACCCTCACGAGTTAAGTTTATAATATTATAGATCTCGTTATCGTCGTTTATATAATCTACTTTAACGTATGGTATATCGCTACCGTCATCGCTAAACGTTTTAGTTACTGTACTTGGGTAAGTAGTATGTCTATTTCTAAACGTTAATTTACCGCTTTTAGACATAAATAAAAGTCCGTTTTCGCTACGTTCTATAGTCTGTAATAAACTAAGTGTATTATCTGTTGTACCGCTAATAGCTTGCATAGTGCTTACTCCGGTTTCAATATCTCTATTTCCGGTACTAAATTTTACTGTACTACTACTTAAAATATTATTGATCATAGTTCCGCTATCGGTACTACTAAAACTAGCGTTAACTAATTCCGTATTATTAATTTTCATAAAACTATCAAAACCGGTAAAAGTAGCGAAAGAGTTATTACTATCCGGGTAAGTTAGTTGTATGTCTGCTACAAAACCTACAAATAAATCTTCGTATGTAGATCCTCCGTCCGTAGTAGCGTCGACGTGCATAACGATAAAAGGCTCAATACCGGGATAGTAAGGGCTACTTGTATTAGTATTTTCGTATTTTCTAGAGTTATTTAATAATTTAATAGCACAACTACCCGTAAAAAAGCTATCTAAATCTTTAGATCTACCACGACTTATAGCGATGTTTTGTACGTCTGCGGTTACATCGGTTAAGGTTACGGCTCCTCCAAGTTGCCCAACATCTAGTACACCTCTAACGAGATCATCTAACGTAAAGGTATTTGGAGTAAAACCTAGCCTAACTCTAACCGTAGGTTGTGCCATTTATACAATCCTTAGATTACGTCTATTATATTTTTCTATCTGCTCGACTATTAATCGGCCTACGTCTGCTCCGTCTGTACCAATACCGGCGTTTACGGTTATATTGTAGTTATTACCACCTAGGCCAAGTCCGCCGCCAACTCCCGACGGTAAAGGTATAATAGCCTCCGCCCCCTCTTCGCCAATTTGTGCGATAGTGGGCTTAGTTACAATACCACCTTTAGCCAACCTCGGTATATTCGGTATATCGGGCGGGTCTATATCGATACCAAAAAAACTAAAAGCTAATCCACTATTTAGATCGTTAATAAAACCGTTAATCTTATCTATGACTTTATTAAATACAAACTTAACGCCCTCTAATACAACTCCGGCTCCGGTTTTAATAACCGTAGTCATAGTTTCGATAAAACCTTTACCAAACTCTTTTAACTTAGGCCAAATAAAATCCTTAGCTTTTGTTAAAGCTCCTACAAATACATCTCTTAAAGTTTCAAATAAATTCCAATTATTCTTAAAGAAAGATAATAAATTTTTAAATATT